GTTTACAGGATACTCGCGACCTTTTTGGAACAATCGAGGGTAAGACGTTTCAGAGAATTACAAACCTCTATATCAAGTGTGATTCTACCTATTTCTCAGTTGTTCAACTGGATACATACAACTTTCTTATGACTGGTGCACCCTATTTCTATCCTACATCGACACTAACCTCACCAAAGCCACTGAATGCAATTGAGATTCGTACTCTCTTAAAGGCGACATTTAACGCCATTCCTACAAGTATTCTTAAGCCTGAGCATATTCATGATGAGGAAGATGAGGAGGAGGACGATGAGAACAATGATCTTCAGATTCACAATCCAGTTCAAATTACACTAAAGCCTCATACACTTCGCGCAATTATTCTACAGGCAGTCGGTACAGATTGTCCTATTAGCTTTGAACCAATTGTAGAGGTTTCTGCGGCTGTCACGACCTGTCAACATGTCTTCAGAAGAGACGCAATTGAACGATGGCTCCTTGCGAATACTACATGCCCAGTTTGTCGTGAGGAGTGTGAGGTTTGTTAAATTCAAACTGATAGACTACAGGAATATGATCACTTAATTCAATATCATGAAAATAAGTCGTTTTTTTATTATGAAAAAGGCTACTTAGTTCAACAGGATACAGCAAATGATCTAAATGTTCACCTGTTTCTGGAAATGTGATTTCATCTTGAAGATCGAATTTTTGGAAATAGTTAAACGAATTTTTATTTAAATCGCCACAGATAAGCGGATATCTACATTGTTTACTTACAATGGCTAACTGTTCTTCTTGATTAGACCTTACTGAAGGATAGTTAATACGAAACCATGAAAACTCTGTAAAATCCGATTGACAATGTGTATTGAATATATCAATACCTTGACCCTGAAATTCCAATGGAACTTGAAGAATACCTTTGGAAACAAAATAATCTAGTCCACTTGCGTCAATAAATTGGTGAAAGCTTGCTTCACCAAGCAGTTTTATTCCACGACGAACTAAAATACAGAGACCTGCGCCTGAGTAAAATCCTGCCGCCCGTCCAGCGCATGTACTTCCCTGTGAAAAGAAGACATTCCATTCATCACGTGATTCAATTGCCATCTGTAAGGGTCGTGTAAAGACTTCTTGTAAACAGACTATATCACAGTCTCTTTTTGAAAGCCATGACAGGATATCGTCTATAGGACAAGATATCCAGGGAAGACCTCGTATATTATAGGTGAGTATACGGAGAGTCATTCTACCCAGTCAAACGGTTTAAACTTTTTTCGTGAAACTCATTTAAATGGAACTGAGTCAAATCACATTAAATGTACCTACAAGCTTTATCCTGCCACAGTTCTATCAGACAAATAATCCTGATAGAACTTCGCTAGCTCTGCGTCTTGGTGCAGTCGCAGCTAAAGCTGCGGAGGATACGATTCGTGAGGAGTGTAACAGTGACCTTGTTACTCAACTTGAAAAGAAGCATATTACAACTCGCGACCGTCTTGAAAAGGAAAAGCGGGCTCTTGAAGAGTCATTCGCTCATCTACAGTCAAAACTGAATCTTGATGAGAGCATGAAGTCTGAACTCCGTCAACGTATTCAGGAGGAGTCTCGAGCTATGTACCAGGAATTGCTTGCTGAAAAGGATAAGAATACTGAGCGTGCGGCGCGTGAGAATCAAGCACTTCAAGAACGTCTACAGAAACTATCAGATTCACTCAATCGGCAAACAGGTTCACAGGAAAAGGGACGTATTGGTGAACTTCGTGTCGAGGACTTAATTACCCGTGCTTTCGGTATGGGTCCTGGGTTTGAATTAATTGCAAAGGGCAAGGAATCACAGAGTGGTGACCATCATATGATGTATAATGATATGAAAGTTATCTGGGAAACTAAGAACTATACTCGTCCTGTAAATAAGGATGAGGTGGAAAAGCTTCGTCGCGATATGCGGTCAAATCCAGATGTAAAACTTGCTTTTATGGTGTCCCTAACAAATGGAATTGTGGGTCATACGAAGCCAGCCGATATTGACATGGAACGTCTTGAGGATGGTCGCTTTATTGTCTATCTCTCTAATCTCTACAAGCATGATGATCCTGTACTTTATCTACAGGGACTCCGTCCTTTACTTGAACTTGGAAACTATATGGGTGTTCACAAGGAGCGTGCCGATTCAGAAGAACTTTCACAGATGAAGGTAAAGGCACAGATAATTCACCATCTTCTTAAGAACCATATGACAACTCTACAGGGTATACATAATAGTGTAGTAAATAATAAAAGAAAGACAGACCAGATTTATGTAGAACAGATGAGCCTGGTAAAACAGGCGGAGACTGAACTTGTTTCGACTCTCAAAGAACTTCTTTCAGAGGAGGAACAGATTGCTAGCATACATAGCACGCTCAATCCTGAACTCTATACAAAGCAGAGCATATTGGATTGTACGGATAAGGAGAAGAAACTTGTCACCTGGTTTCAGCAGTATTGTACTGAGGATTCTAAAGGCGAAATTGACACGAAAGAACTTCAAGAGAAACTTAAGGAAGCTGGTTTCAAAGAGAAGGAAGTGACTGACGCAAGGAAGATTCTACACGATGCGGTCTGGTTAAAAGGTGGCAAGAAGGTTAAGGGATTTAAACTTATTGCCTAAAGCAATACTGGCAACTAGTATAGAATGCAAAAATACTATGGTCAGTCTGCTCAGGATTATTATGTAGCTAAATGTACTAAAGAGAAGATTAATGGAACCTTTGTAGAAATTGGTTCAAATCACCCTATGGGAGTTAACAATACTTTTTTACTTGAGCATAAATATGGTTGGTCAGGTCTTATGATTGAGTATGATGATACATTTGCTCATCTATATCCTTCTTATAGACCTCGATCAATATATCTAATTCGCGATGCAACTACGATAAATTTTCGCGAAGAGTTTGAAAGATTAAAGTTTCCAAAGAATATTGATTATCTTCAGATTGATTTAGATGTTGAAAATCGTTCTACCTTAACAGTACTTGAAAATATGGAAAAGCAGGTTTTTGCTGATTATAAGTTTGCAACAATTACCTTTGAGCATGATATCTATCGTGGAGATTATTTTGAAACAAGAAAACTATCTCGTGAAATTTTTGAGCGCTATGGATACGTGCGTGTATTTTCTGATGTGCATGCTGGAGCACCTTATGGTGAACATGAGGACTGGTATGTTCATCCTGAGCTGGTTGATATGACATATATTAATAGGCTAAAGCAAGATACTCCCTTAAATGCATCTGAAATTATTAAGATTCTTGATTATCATTCATGAGAAATCAGAACAGATTTTTCCAGCTACAGTTGGCATTATATCTCTCATTTCAGGCATCATATAAGTCCATCCTTCTACATCGGGTAGCCCAGGTAGAATGATTGTCTCGCCTGTTGTTGTTAGGGCATAATCTTCATCTATGTGATAGAAGATTCGCAGACCCCAACCCTTTTCATTCGAAAGTTTCTGCAGTTGATAGAATGCTTCTGCATTTTTTGCATGAATCCAGAGATACTCTGAATGTAGAAACTCTTTGCTAATACGTTCACGAGGCTCATCATGACCAATCCAGAATGCTCCTTTGTGCCACCAGATATCGAGTTCACTTGCTTTTCCTTGACGACACCATTCTGTAATAGTTGTCATTGAATTTTCTATTTCATGATTTGGACCATCTATAAGTCCACGATGCGCAATCTTTTCAGGTGTCCAGAAACTAGTTAATTCAGTAATTTCTTGACTAAACATACGAAGGCTTCCATGTCCAAATGACCACTTATATGGGGTTATCTCTGCAAGAATACATTCTGACCAGTTATCAATGCCTTTTTGGATATACTCAATCATCTCTTGGCTTGGTGCAGAGGTCCACCGAAAAAGGGTTGCATGACAGATATCATTCATATAGGGTGGCTCAAAAGGTATTCCAGCCTTTTCAAAAGCAGAACTAAGCGCTTTACGAACCCTCATTATTTTTTGAAGTCCCTGATATGTAGTGGGAAAACCGCGGAGTGCAATTCCAGTTGGTGTTACTAGAAGCCCACGAAAAAGAATACGCACACCAGCAATTTCCTTTAATAAGGGCTTTAGAAAATCTCCATTATAGAGTTTCTTTTCACTTCCAAAAAGACTACATTGATGTAGGGTAAAGTGTAAAACTCCGCGACCCTCTATAGGTCCATCACCAACAGAATAAATAATACCATTCTTTGCTAAAGGTTCCATCCAGTCCATAAGTCGAGCCCAACTGGTATTGAGCTTCCATGGTCCCATTGTATAAATTGCCAAGTAGGTTGACTCATCAACTACTGATTCTTTCAATAAAGGACGATATGTCCAGGTTTCAGGTGTATGTAAGTGTTTCTTCATACTCAAATACACTTGTTCAAGTTCTTCAAGAGTTTGCGGTCTAACCTTCGGTTCCATGTGTATAGTTTTTGAGAAAATTCTCTAAGTCCTCAGGTACACCAAGACCCCAGATTTTTTTACAACAAAGATTTCTAAATATACCTCCCGCCCCAATCGCCTCATTATATACAGGGCATACATAGAATTCGCCATTTACACGTATATTCTTAGAAATCATCTCTTCAGCATAGCGTACATAATCTGATCCGTGCTTCCAACCATAGATTCCAGTCGTTGCCCAGTTACTAATATATTTTTTCTCAGCAACTTCGGTCACAATACCCTTAGAATCACTCTTTGAATATGACCACTTTACATCTGCAGGATTATTCTGTTCAAACACTGAAATACACCCATCATAGCCATCATTGCAGAGTGAACGATAAAACTCATTTTGATTCCATTCAAGAAATTGATCTGAATTAACAATTACAAGTCGTTCATCATTATTAATATGTTCTTTTGCAAGAAGTACAGAACATGCAGCCCCCTCTGTTACTGAGGTAAGTGGTGTTATTGTATAATCGATTTCACATGATTTACAGAGCTCATTAAAATTATATGCATCAAGATGCGCCTGTTGTACAATAAAATGGAATTTCAGGGTCCACGGAGTCATTGCCTCTATACCACCATAGACTTCAGGAAGAATCTTCATATTCTCAATGACCCATTGAATCATTGGTTTTCCAAACACAGGGATAAATGGTTTAGGGACAGTGTACCCTGCTTGTTTGAAACGTGAACCAAGACCAGCCATAGGAACAACAACGTGAATTGTCTTTTTCTCTTCTGTTATTTCTCCTTTATTAATAAATTCAATCGCTTCCAGTATTTTATCCAGAGTTACATCCATAGTATCTACAATGGGAAGTACATGACCTCCAGAAAGATATGCTGCAGTACGACCATACACACTATCTTCGAGGATAAGAACCTCACATGCTACAAATCCCTCTTTTTGGAGGGCGTTTAAGTATGGTTCAGGTGAAGGTTTAGGATGTGTACATGATTCATTTCCATAAATTGCGTCAAATAATTCAAATATACCTGTTAAATAAAGAGACTTCTTTACTGTAGTTAAAATAGAATTACTTACACATACAAGTTTATATCCTTTTTGTTTGAGTATTTGAAGAATTGAAATTAAATATTTATTAGGCTTCTGTTCACCACAAAGAGCAATTTCTGTTAGATTCTGTTTGATATCAAAGAAATCCATTTTACTACGAGGTGCTAAGAACCCTTTTTCAATAAGAATATCAATCTTTTGTTTAGTTGAAAGTCCATCTAAATATTTGTCATGATAGTCTATATCTATTCCCTTTATTCCAAAGCGTTCTATTGTCATAAGAAAAAGATCTCTATGAAAATACTTTCCATCAAAAAGAACTCCATCTAAATCAAAGAAAATTGCCTTTATCATTTATTAATATACAAATATAAGCCTTTAGCCCAATTCATTTAAAGAATTACTGTTTTATAAAAATAGAAATGGAGAATTATCCGGTTTTTCCCATCAGTAATTTTACCTATCATAAGGATCCACAGTTTAAGAGATATTTAAATTTCTGTAAGCATATAATAAACCATACACAAGATGAGCGTAATTTAAATACAGGAGAAGTATACATGAGTTTTTATCCAATTGCAAAAAATGTACGATTTCTTGCTTCATTTATGACTCAAAATATATTAATGAACAAGCGTTCTATAATATCAAATCTAGCACGTCATGGTGAGGATAAATTTATTATTGATATTCATAAAAATAGATGGCATCCGTGGATTTGGTCACGTGGATTAGTTCAAGGAAACTATAGTAACCAAGAAGGATGGGAACAGTATTTTGATTCCTTTTCAAAAAAGGCAGAACCATTTCAGATTATAGGAGAAATTGAACGTCCTCCTGATGATACATTCGTATTCTATCTTAATTTAGCATGTATTCTCTATACACATCAATTTTCCGAAAAGTATAGAAATGAAATTAATGAGTATGCTAGACAATTAAATTGGCCTACAACAAAAGTTCTTGCGCTCCAAATTCGCAGAGGAGAGATTGCAAGTAAAAAAGGAGAACATATCTATGATCGCCCCTATGTTCCACTTGAAAAGTATATTGAGCGAACTGATCTTTTTTTAAAGAATAATCCTGATTTCACACATATATATATTTCTACAGATTCGGATGAGGAAATAGAGAATATTCGTATACTTCGTCCTCAATGGAACTTAATTATACTTCCAATTGATCATTCAAAGTTTTATCGTTGCACTGGAAATAATGTAGATGTTGAGGGATATGTTATGGCAGATATATCACGTATTCCTTTTGTAACAGGCACTGCAATGGCTGATATGTATTTTATGGGCCAATGTCAAGGAATTGTAGGTACTATGACAAATTCTGCTTTTGCTCGTCTTGCTTTTTTCCTCCAAATGGCTAATCAAGAGATGGTAGTTCCTTATTATGATATGAATGAGAAGGTATTTGATTTTAGAGAAAGAGACATGTTACTCTTATTATAAGAGTCTAAAGTCACAGACTCTTTTCATTACAGAATGCCAAAATATAATATACATGAACATAAAGTACATCCACTTATACATCATTTTCAATCATGTAAAGTGGCTGCATATAGAGGGCAGTTTGTTGCACCTATTATTGATCCGTTATCTCCACTTGTAACACAAGGATTTTTAAACAATCTATGTTCTACAGGACATTTTACTTTTTTGGAACTAGCTCCAGAAAGATCTCTTCTTGCATCAGTCCTTACCAATAACTCAACAAAAGGGATTTCAATTAAGAGTCTTGATTCTCTTGAACTATCTGAACCCATTCATATTGCTTTTTATAATGGACCCGCTATATACAAAGATGTATATGAGTTTGTTCAACGCATTGAACCATTTTTAGCCAATGAGAGTTTTCTATTATTTAATAATTGGAAATATGAAGGAAATGCAATTAAACTAGCCGCAACAGATTCATTTAAAATACTCACAGGTAAGGTTCATTTTACAGATGAAATTTCAATTATTCAGGGAGACCAGCTCTATTGTAAGGGAATTGGAGCTTTTCTCTATGAAAAGAAGAAAGTAAACTATCGAGCAAATTCAACTGATGAGCTAACTGAACTTGTTCGAACAAATACTCCATGTGTTTTTCTCAAATATGGAGATGGTGAATCTGAAGCTGCTGTTTCTTTTTTAGATAAGACCTATCAAAATGGAAACTGTGATGGAACACCCTATACAGAGAAACTTGGAAAAATGATAATTGACTCACTTAAAGTTTTTAAAGATAAACCAAATGTCTATCTTGGTGGTCATATAGAAGAGATATGGGAAGATATTATTGGATTTCCTCTTCAATGGTGTGTATATAATAGTATTATTGTAAAAGACATTGAAAATATGGAAACACTTTCATTTTATAAAGCTTTAAAAGAGAACCCTCGTAAAAAACTCTATATTGGAAATGCGCAGATGGGAAAGGCTTGTCGACTTCTGGGAGCCTATAAACACATTCAGATTGATGCGATAAATTGGTTTGAAGAATCATTTGAAGAGACACTTGAAGCCGTTAAGAAAGAGGTAGAGAATGACTCACAAACAATGATTCTAACATCGGCGGGTATGGGAGCAAAACCACTTGTAGGTGAACTCTATAAACTCTTTCCAAAAGCTATCTTTTTGGATTTAGGAAGTGCTCTTGATTTACTTTGTACAGGAAAGATTACACGAGATCATCATACAAATTATCAAGATATTAAAAACTATTTTCAAGAGTTGCTACCTGGAGATTGGGAGGAGACGCTAATTCTTTATCCGAATATAGGCAGGGAGGGACGTCTTGGAAATGCAATGTTTCAATACGCTGCCGTGAAAGCTATGGCTCTAGAAAAGGGTGTTGCTGCGCGTCTTCCGTGGGATATAGATGAACGAGAACATCATGGGCAAAAATGCCTTCTAAAATATTTCAAACATAGCGCAGTAGGTTTTACTCGTGAAGATCTGGAGAAAAATGGAATTTACCATCATCACTTTCCTAATGAAGAAGATATTCTAAATAGACAGGAGTATTTCTCCTTACCTTTACCAATTGACTTTGTAGGTCATCCAGAAAGTGAACTCTTCTTTAAGAAATATCGTTGCGAAATTAAGAAAGAGTTTGAGTTTATTGATGAGCTTGATTCATTTGCAACAGAGTATATGAATAACTTACGAACTCCTGGAACTCAAGTCGTTGGTATTCATCTTCGCAGAGGAGATAGAGATATAACAGACCGCTATCTTCCCTGGTTTAGATCATATATTGAAGTTATAATGGAGAACTTTTTTAAAGGAGATGCTTATACATTTATTGTATTCACAGGAGGAAGTACATCAAGTGGAAATGATAATAAGGATGATATTGAATGGTGTAAGAGAAATATTGTAACGAGTGCACCCCTTCACTTCTGTGAGGTAAATGACACAATTAAGGATTTAGCAATTATGACAAAATGTGATCATATGATTCTTACTGCAAGAAGTACGATTTCATGGTGGGGTGCTTATCTTAATAAGAATTCAACCAAAAAAATAATTGTACCTAAATATGTACCTGGTATGCCTTTTTCTCCAGAGATTTACTGGTCAGACGAATTCATACAAGTTTCTTAAGATGACAAGTGAGCAGAGAGATTTTTTGAATGAACATGTAGATTATTAATCCGAATCCATTCAGAACCATTTAATACATATGGAATCTTTCGACCTTTTTCATCAAGTTTCCATTCATATATATACTTTGTGTAATCAATAAGACCCCATTCGGATTTTATTCCAAGTGTTAGAATACCATTGGAATGGAATGGATGAACACCTGTCAAATATATACCAATAGATAGAGCATCAAATATAGTTTTATTATAGTTTGAATAGTTTTCATATGTTTGTATAGGATATATATCAGTATTCCAATGAGTTGGTAATATTTGAACTAAATTCTTATTATTTTCCCAAAATATAAAAAGAGCAGACATCTCATTTAACCACTCATCTGTTCGTATATTATCAATTATATAAGTAAAAGATGTTTGCATGAACTTATGTAAAATATCTGTATTTTTAATATAAGCAATAGCTGTTGAACAGCGCCCAATATTATCAAATAAATATGCCATATCCTTCTTCTTAAATTCATTCATCCAGTTTTCAGGATTATCATAGACAAGATTATCAAGTTCTAAAAAGAATATATCCTCTAGATTCTCTTTATTCATTAGATTATAAAGAAGAAAAAAACGTTCAAATGAATAAATAAATAATTTTTCACGACCTTTAAGGTCGCCTAAGATTTTAAATCTCCAACCGACGGAATTAATAAGATTACAAAAATCATGATGCACAACATCATGATACTTTACTATTTTTACAGAATATTCATTAACAAGTGTTTCAATATAAGGAGATAAGTAATCATCAACAATAAAATAGATATCGCCAGAATAAAATAATCTCATTTGTTTTACAGTATCAATTGAGTAAGAGGGTAACGCACCTACAAAAGCATATGCTACAATCATTTATAATTGTAATATAAGCTTCTTTTAAGTCATCTATAGTCTTTGCTATTGATTAATATATAGGTATGGATAAACTAGACTTTACGTCTTTTGAATGAATATGAAGATTATTTATTCGTATCCATGTTATTCCATTGAATATATAAGGTATCATGCGCCCTTTTTCATCTTTAGTCCATTGATAGGAATTATTTCTACAGTCAATTTTGGAATGTTCCCATTTTTGATATTTAACGAGTTTACCTTCAGTATGATACATATCTAGTCCAAATAGATATATTCCAACAGCTGCAGCATCAAATACACTATTATAGAGTGAAAACGATTCAACATATTCTTTAGGAAGAACTTCAGATGACCAATGCGTGGGTAGAATTTGAACGATTTCTTTATTTATTTCATAAAATAATGCTAATGCTGTCATCTCATTAATTTGTGCATAACCCTCAACTACAAATTCTTTAATGTGTTTTGTAAAAAAATCAGTTAGTTTTTTTAATGACAGTGCAGATTTTATAAAACAGATACCAGAACTACACCGTTGCTCATTATCATACATATAACAGATTTCATTTCGAGAAAAGGATGCGAGCCATTTCAAAGGATCATCATAAATAACATTATCCAGTTCCATAAAGAAAATATTTTCAAGATTATTTTTAACCATTAAATTATGTAGAACATAAAAACGTTCAAATGAATGGATAAAAAGCCCACTTCTATCTCCTAATCTAGGAACTTGAGCAGTTCGCAATACACTTGTGCATACAAGTTCAATAAATGTATTATCAATTACATCTGAATAATTAATTATGGTTACATTATATTTATTTTTAAGAGTATCTACATACTCACTTTGCATATCACTCACAATGAAATATATAGGTCCATCAAAAAAGAGTCTTGTTTGATGGACTGTATCAATAGAATAAGAGGGAAGCCTTCCAATAAAAGCATAGGCTACAATCATTATTTGTATAATAATTTTTATTAGTTTAAGTAGGTGTTCTAATCTCTAGGAATTATTCTAGGTGCAAAATCACCTTTTTCTTGCTCTGTCAGGTTAAATTCATCAATATTAACTGTAAATGTAGCTGGTATATAAGCATCATATATAAATCTTTTTTTTGTGTAAATACTCTTTAACTCTTCAATAAATGGACTATCAAATGAAATCCATTTAAATACTGTATATAAATATGATATTTCAGGAACCTTATCAATAAGGCTCTCCTTTTTATGTAAAACTAACCTACAATGTCCTTTATCAAATTCTCCACCATTCTTTTCTAATAGTGCAACATATGTTTTACTTTTGTGTTTAATATCAGAAACAGGTGTTCCTGGATAGAACTCATTCAAATTAGGATCTGGTTCTTCACCCTTTGTTACATAAAGTGGATGCTGATACATATTATAGAATTCTGTATACATAAGATGATATGGTATATCATACAAGTCAAAATACTGCATCACTTGATGCCCACCAGTATATTCTCTTTTTCTATAGTTTAGACCATCCGCAAGATTATCTATAGATTCTTTATCACAAATAAAAATAAAATCAGAACAGAGTCGTTCATCTAGCCAATGTACATCCCTATTTACAATAATAATACCAGTTTTATCCCAACATCTCCATTTTGTAAGGGGCAACCTATAGAGTACATCAAATCGAAGTATAATAAATCGATCATATTCATTTCTATGCTCACGCATCCATTTTGCTACATTTTTAAGATTTACTGTTTGTGAAATACAAGGATTTATTTCAGAATATTTTGGTAATAATAAACTACTAAGCATTTCCAAAGAATTACTAGGATATGTATGAAATACAATATCATACGAATATCCTTTTGAAGTTGCCTCATCAAATAATGTTTTATTCCAATTATCAATATTATTCATCGGAATCATATGACCACGATGATTATGTCTTTCATTATCACCTCTAAAAAGAAAACAGAGTTTCATCTAGTCTAGTCTTTAATTATTAAATGCTTTAAGTTAAAACAGTCGAAAGTGTACCATTATGAAAAGCATTTACTGGTTCGGGCCAATAAGAGTTAAGATTAAATTTGCGAAAAATTTCATTGTGTTGAAAATCAGGATGACTAAAAATAGGTAGAAAATTATCACAAATAATTTTTGCTGATTTCTTATTTACCATTACAAAATTACATCCACGACTTGCTCCTGCGCACTGATCTGTTACTTCATTTTTCTTTTTATAAACTGACATTTCAGGAAAAAGAGGACCTTCTATATAATGAAGATTACAAATACTACTATCAAATACACAATCCCAATTTGCTGGAAGATCATTCATGTATCGTTTTAATATGTCAGGAACATTTCTATGAAATCCAACATTATCCTCCATAATTACTGCCATATCAAGATTTTTATTAACTATATCTTTTAGTGCAAGATAGTGTTTGTAAGTACAACAGACACCTCCTGGTTTTATTTCTGGATTTATGCAAATATTTTCTAAGCATGGGTCATTGCGATTAGGAATCCTTATCCAATTTACATCTGAATTGTGTATTCCATATGTCTTAAAAAGTTCAAGCATATAGTTTTCACGTTCTTTACTATTCCCATGTATCAAATAGTAAGTAAGGCGACCAGGTTCATGAAATAGATTAGATTTGATAAGATTTTTATAATAAGACATGCGTAGACAGTCTTTATTCTTTTTAAGTTCATCTACTAGTATTTCATATCGTTCCAAACAATACTCTGTTGAAAAATCCTCCCATGAATTTAAGATAATACAAGGTAGACGACGTGATACATGTTCTGTAAAAACAGATCTAAGTACAATTGGAATAACCCCCAAATAATAACATTCCCAAAGTCTATGAGAATCAATACCATTTCCTTCTGGGCATATAGCAAATTTATGAGAAGCAAGATCACATAGATAAGAATAGTGATTTAGTTCATTTCCAAAAGGAACTCCCTTTGACTCTATTATACTCCTACAATATTGCCGTGCTCTTCTATTTGTGTCTACTTTAAAATAAAAATAAAAATTTCTTGATTTTGTTAGTGTAGCTGATAGAGTTGCAAGAGTTTCAAGTGTATCAAGATTACCATGTGTCCACATACCATTTGCAATTCCAATTGGAATCATAATAAGCTTTTCATGATACATCATGAGATTTTGACAATACCATTTAATAAGCAGGCTGTGATTTGCAATAGTAATATATTTTTCATCAATGTTAGTATCTTCATTATGGGATACCAATACAAATTTATTTTTAAAAAGAGTTAGTTTTTCCATAAAAAAAGTAAGTGAGCAACTATAACAGAAAATAAGTGATGGATTGTCCCAAGGATCTACAAGTAAATCAATTCGCATATGTTTATTTGGTTCAGATGAAATAATAGGATTTCTATTTAAATCTTCTTCTGTTCCACAATAGACATCACATAGTTTTTGAAACCGTTCTCCAGAACAAAATTCATCTTTTAAATACATACTTACATAAGTCTATACTTCTATGTTTAAATAGTTTAAAGGCAAAAATAGTAATATTTTAAATGCCGCGATGGGTATTAACCTTTGTAGCAAGTGAAACATATATAGAGAAATCAATAAATACGATCCATCAAGCAAGAACTCGTGGAAAATGGCTTGATGATATTGTATTGCTCATACCAGATACACTTTATTTAAAAGAAGAATATACACAGATTTTTAATACTCTTAGCGTAATAGTTAAGCCTGTTATAAATCGCAGTGCAGATACAATTATTTCATTCTGGAAACAACACCCTACACATGAAAAATATGAGTATTTAATTAATAGACCTGGTCTCTATATTAAATATTATGTATTTGATGTTTTTTTTAAACAATGGGATATTGTATTTTATCTAGATGTTGGAGGACATATATTTAATTCACTTGATAGAATAAAAGATGCATGTGAACCAAAGGGATGGTTATATGCACACAGTGATTCATATCCTACATATGAATGGAACCTAAGTATCCAGTTTGCCTTTGATTTAGTAGATAAGGATAAAGAAGAAAAAATGAAAAAGAAATATAACTTAGAATGTAACTATTTTCAATCTGGACTTCTTATTTTTAATAGTTCACTTATTGAAGAGAATACAGTAACTGAGTTATTAAATATGAATGAAGAGTACCCATTTGTACGAGGAGATCAAGGAATTATGAATCTCTATTTTACACTAGAGAGAAATCTTTGGAAGCCTTTACCTATTCAAGATAAATATGGATTCTTTTATGATTTTTGGGAGAGAAATGGTCACAAAGCATGTGAATATATTTATCTAAAGTATCCGCGGTTTGATTAGTCTCTAGTTTAAAGTGGTATATACTAGAAAATATATTATATGAAGTATCTTGAGGAAATTCAGCAACGAGGAAGGACTGAGGACTGTGACCTATCAGATCACCTTGAAACACTTTATAGACAGGCATATGAAATGTCTCCTAAAGTTATCGTAGAACTAGGTGTAAGTAGCGGACAGTCTTCAAAGACATTTGATAGGGTAACTCGTGAACTTGGGTCTATTATCTTTGGATGTGATGTTGAACCTACTATTGGGTTTTCTTATAATGATATCTGTAATGGAAATTTTGTTCAGATGGATGATATCCAATTTTCAAGGTTATATGCTTCTAATGTAGGTCGCCCAATCGATGTGCTCTTTATTGATACATCTCATTTATATGATCATACTGTTCAAGAGATTGCGCACTGGTTTCCCTTACTTGCTGACAAGGCAGTTGTTATGTTTCATGACACTAATATGAATGGAAAGAACTATGTGCGTAAGAATGGTTCAATTGGATTAAACTGGGATAATAAGCGGGGTGTTATTCGTGCAATTGAGGAGTATTTTGGAGTGACTATGGATGAATCTAAGGATTTTACTATGATTGTAAATAAGAATGGTCAAACGTGGCGTGTAAAGCACGAGGAGGGTTGTAATGGACTTACATCGTGTTTTAAGAATTGTTAAGTATTATTTAAAGAAATATTTATTTCTTTATAAGAATGATACTATTTCCAGCAATAGGAACGCATGGTAGATTAGGTAATCAATTATTTCAATTAGCAGCTATGATTGCAATAGAAATTGAAACTGGAAATAATGCATGTCTTCCTATTGATATTAAAGATAGAATATTTGATAATCAAAAATCTCTACTACATAATTTTAAACACGCGTGTTCTTATTATACTAATTATGACTATACTCAAATATTGAATAATTGCATACGAGTTTTATTTCCCGCAAATGAAGATTTAGAGTATCCAAGGCATCAAATCATGACAATACAATATCAAAATATAATTCTTGAGGGGTATCCTGAAAGTGAACTCTTTTTTAAAAAACATAAGAAAGAAATTAAAAAACGGATTAATTTAATTGACGAAAAAAAGAGCATTGGTGAAAAGTATATTCAACATATAAGAGAAAATTACGATAAAGAAAAAGAAATTGTTGCAATTCATATTCGTCGAGGAGATCTTCAAGAGTATACAAAAGAGTATGACTGGAATAGAATGAAACAGATTGTTATAGATTTACAAACAAAATTTTTTGCTTCTGATAAATATGTATATTTATATTTTATAGGTGGTTCACATACAACTAATCAAGCAGATTTAGAGTGGGTAAAGAATACATTTGAAATGAATAATAATAGTATGGTTTGTGAGTTCGATGATACTATTTCTGATTTTTCAACTCTAATTTCATGTGATCATTATATTCTCATGAATCGTTCAACATTTAGTTGGTGGGGTGCCTATCTGGGAACACACCCAAATAAACTTGTATTAGTTCCAAAAAAAACAGTTGGGGCAATTCAGATTACACCATCTATCTTTTGGTCAGATGAATTTACACAAGTTGATATGTATTAGAGTTCACGTATAAACATAGGGTGTGGAAAATTCTCATTCATATATTCACATGGTGTACCATAGTTTGAATTATGATCCTCTCCACAGACTAATAGAACTTCATTCGGTTTGTAGTATTTGTTTACAAGATCCCATAATATAATACCCCTATGAATAGAACCGTACACTATTACATCATATTTATGATTCTTAATAGACTCTTCTAGAGTAAAATCATATTGGTCATTTCTATATTGCTCTTTTTCAAGAAGACATGTATAGGAGATTCCTTTACCATAAAGTCCCTTTGCTCGTTCCTTTCCAAAGTCAGTATATAAATGTGGTATACAAGGAAAGTCATGACATTTCTTTCCAAGAAGTTTTTTAAAACCGTGTAGTGTTACGCAGCGTTGATAATCAGGGTCAATATCCCTTGAAAGATAGAGTACACTTTTTGCAGCCGAGTTACCAGAAACACTGAGCATATATCTAGCCATTGCTTCAGTTGTTAGATTCTTTCGAGTATATTCAAGAAGAAGCAAAGAGTATTTTTCAATGAGAGGATTATCAAGTGATACTTTCAGTATAGAATCCTTTCTTTCTGTAGAATCTACAAATCCATATAGTTTCTTTGATTCTTCAATGTGTTTTTCAATTGAATCATCCAGTTTAGCATTCTCTCCAAGAACAGACATTGCCTCAAGAACAAGTTCTTTTGGAAAATGTGTTAGTCTGTTTGAAGGAACATCTTGAAGACCAACGAACCATGGAATACAACCATTTGCAAGAATTTCATAATGTCTCATACAATCATAACCTCCTTTTTTATAAGTCAGTGCAAAAACACTTTCTTGATATTCTTTATAATATGACTCTTCAGATTGAAATATATAGGTACTCATATTACCTGGTATTAATGTTGAAAGTACTTTAGTTTTTACTTTAAAAGTGTCTAGTAGTTTTTCTTCAGGGATTGAAAAACTAATGGGGAATTTCATATGAGTATATTATACTATACTATTTAAACTGCTATATATATACACGATAGATGATTTTGTATCCAGAATTAGGAAATATTGGAAGATTAGGAAATCAATTATTTCAATTAGCAGCTAGTATAGCATTGGCAAAAAAAAATTATACAGATGTTAGACTTCCGAAGGATATTTATTCAAGAGAAATACACGGGCAAATATGCCTATTAAATAATTTTAAGCTAAATATTGAATTAAATACTATAAGTGATTTTAATGAATTTCATAGATTTCTTGACAACACAAGCGATATAGATACTATTTCTAAAATAAATGATTTTAAAGCAGCTCCTGATAATACATTATTATTTGGTCATTTTGAAAGTGAGCAATTTTTTCTAGAGTATAAAAATGAAATTTGCAAACAATATAAGTTAAATGATGATATTGAAGAGTTTTCAATTAACTATTTAAAAGATTTAAAATTACAAGTAGGTAATAAAGAAATAGTCGCTATTCATTTTAGACTTGGAGATGCTTTTGTAATTTATGATAATATAAGTTGGTTTGTAGAATTTATCTATGAAGTAATTGATAAATACTTTAATGAAGATAACTATCATTTTTTAGTATTTACTGGTGGAACACGTGAAATTGATAATGGAAGTGATTTAAACTATATTAAAAAACTATTTACAGATAAAACAAAATTTAGTTTTTGTGATATTAATAATACTATTAATGAGTTAGCTATAATGAAGAATAGTGAACATCTCATTATAAATTGGAGAAGTACATTTAGTTGGTGGGCAGGATATTTAAATACTAATCCATTGAAAAAAATTGTAGTACCTAGATTAATACCTTTTAATGATAATTCTTTATTTAATCCAGATTTTTTTTGGTCCAAAGAGTTTATTCAATATAATAAAGCATGATATTTAAAAAAGAGATATTATATACTAATATGTTTTATACAAATACTTTTAGAGATGATGGATTTGGTGCTCAATTTCAAAGTTTAATATGTGAAATACTTTTTGTTCAAGAATATTTAAAAGAACAATTTGTATTTACACCACACACTACATTTGCTCACAACTATAATAATGATCCACACTTTACAGAAAAGCTAACTAAATATATGAAAGTTCATGAACTTTACCTTACAAAAGATGAAAATATGGAACTATATAAAGTATCAAATGGTGATATAGGAAAGACGTATCGTGAAATAGAAGCAAATATAGATATGTATTATTCTAGTAAAACTTTCTTAGAAATTAAAAACTACTTTTATAAAGATAAGGCAAATCCTTATAATAGTAAATTTTTTAATATTGCTATTCACATTCGTCGTCATAATAAATGTGATGTTGGTGATTGGGGAACTATAACTCCAGATACATATTATTTAAAAATGATACACCAAATTCGCAATGATTTTAAAGATAAACCATTAAAGTTTCATATTTATTCACAGGGTGATGAAGTAAACTTCTCCCTATTTACTGCACCTGATACAGTGTTTCATTTAAATGAAGATATTTTAGATACATTCAGCGGCCTGATTTTTGCTGATATCTTAACAACTACAACAAGTTCACTCAGTTATGTAGCCGCTTTATTATCGAAGGGTATTATATATCATCAACCTTTTTGGCATAAGCCATTAACTAAATGGCGTATAATAGAGAAGGATTAATAAGAGTCTAAATTTACTATAGTATTATTCTTCTCCTTCCATATTGTCTTGTGTGGATTTTTATCTTGAGATGAGTCATTTTCTATAGTATAATAGTACAAATTGATTGATTTTCTTCCAATTGTTGCAGGACAGTTAATCTTATCAGGATATCCATGGAATGCTTTATCATGAACATGAAAAAGTATAGCAGTGTTTACAGTGGGTGGATATGACTTTATTTTTTGCATATCCTCTGACCAAAACTCAAAATTCCCATTCCACGATTCATCCCATTCTTCATTAAGATAAATAATAATATTAATGCGCCTGTACATCTTTATCTTATTATTATAGTTAAAATCAGCATGAACCTTCAAAAACCCACCACTTGGTGTATAGACAAGACCACCTCCATAGAGTTCAATATCGCTTTTAAGATTCTTTATTCCAGTAACATATTCGAGTGATTTAATAAATGGTTCAGAGAGAAGCCTTAGTAATATTTGTTGAGTCTGAGTACCCATTAAATCCAGTTTAGATATCTCTAATTTATTTCCTACACCATAGTCTAGCATTCTCTTTAATGAACTCCAACGAGTATCATCTAGACTGGGCCACTCTTCTAAAATACTCTTCAAATCTTCATTCGAAAAAAAATCATTTATATAAATATGCTCAATAGGTCTATTCTTTTCGTAGGTATTTTTAATAGTATCTAGTTTTTTTTGATTATTTGTACTAAATGTTTCTACAAGAGACATGTAGTATAGATTATAAATATTCTTTAAATGAATCTACTTTTCAATAACTGTATAATAATCTCCTATCTTAAATGCGCGCTTGCTATGTACAGCTGAAAAATCAGATTCTTTGTACTTTGAAAAGGGAATAACGCGAAAATCAAAAGAAACTCTTGTTTTTCCTGTTGTATTTTTCATATTATAATGTCTACAGCGATTGCCATAAAAACTTAGAAACTCGCCTTTAGCGATCTTTACAGGAAAGAAATTCCCCTTATTAGGACTCGTTTCAATATAACATGAATTTGATCCCTCCTGTCCCGTAATGGAAAGCATAAAATTTATTTCTTCAGGAGGATGTCCGTAATCTCCATCACAATGCATACCAATAATTTCTTCATCAGATTGGTCACTTCGCTTTCCAAGTGCAGTATTATTAGGTAAGTGGACTCTGAATGATGGCTCCTTTTGTACCACTAATTTATCCTCATCAAATAGAGGTAATATATATTCTTTTAAAAAGGCTTCATATAATTTAACTACTTCTGCATATTTATCAGACTTATAATATTTTTTATGGAAAAATGTTGCAGTATCTGTTTCAAATGTCACCTGATTCTTTTGAGAGTTAGGAAATGCAATTGATAATTCTTCTAAAGGAGTTTGAATATCAAATATGGTCTGAATCTTTTCATAAAAAGGATATTTTACTGTATCATATTTATAAGAGAAAGTGTTAGTCTGAGCCTTCTCTAATGTCAACATTTTCATAATTATATATCAAATAAAATATACAAAATTAAAACGTATCGTTTAAAGATACCTTGTATATTAATTTATTATGGAAAGTGTGGGATTCATAGGAGTAGGAAAACTTGGACTTTCACTTGCACTCATTATTGAGGAAGCCGGGTATAAGACTATTTGCTTTGATAAAAGTGAGTCACAAAGAAATTGTATCAAGAATAAGACTCTAAAAACGGTTGAACCTTATATAGAAACTATGCTTCAAAAGAGTTCAAATATAAATGTAGTCGATAATATCAATGATATTTACAACCTCCCTTCTATTTTTGTAGTTGTGTTAACTCCTTCTCTTTCAAATGGCTCATATGATCATACAGCAGTTGATGATATAGTTAATGCACTCCTTGCGGAAAATGAAGTAAATCCTGATTATACAGATAAACTCCTTGTAATTACATGTACAGTTATGCCTCACTACACACAGACGATACAAGATCGCCTCTCAAAGTATAACTATCATGTTTGTTATAGTCCTGAGTTTATTGCACAGGGTGATATTGTAAAGGGTATGAAGTGCCCAGACCTTGTTCTTATTGGACACACTTCAGAGTTTGCAAAGGAGAAGCTAACTACACTCTATTCAAATTATGTAACTAATAAGCCTGAGTTTGCGTATATGACAACTCTTGAAGCTGAAATTACAAAGATTTCAATTAACTGTTTTCTAACGACAAAGATCTCATTTGCAAATACAATTGGTGATCTTGTTGTAAAGGCAGGTGGTAATCCTCAAAGGGTGCTAAATGCAGTGGGTTCAGATTCTCGTGTAGGTAAAAAGTTTCTAGGATGGGGGCATGGTTTTGGTGGTCCCTGTCTGCCACGCGATAATCGTGCACTCTGTTACTTTTCAAAAACAATTGCCTGTAGAAATAAAATTGGTGAAGTTACAGATGAAATTAATGTTGATCATTTGAAGAATCTTTTAGACTATATTGTATCAATTAATACTGAAAAAAAGCCGATTTTCTTTAATGGTGTTGTGTATAAGAAGAATACAACAATTCTTGAAGAGTCGCAACAACTTGAACTTGCAAAGGAGGCTGTAAAACTTGGAATGAAAGTTATTATTCATGATAGCGAAGGCGTAGTCAAATCTTTAGAAAGTCTATATGGAGATAGATTTACCTATCTTTATGAACTTACTGGCAATGAATCAACCCAATACTTAGACCTAAATAAATATATACAATAGATATTTAATGTCGTTTAATGTAGATATATTCTATGATAAGTTACTAGAAAATACAACTAAATCAGGTAAAATGAGATGGAATGCTATATGTGAAGACATAATAAGTATTTATTTTTCTAGTTTTTTAGATAATAAAAGAATACTTAATCATGATACATTTTGGGATTTACTTTTTAATTCATCTGATAATACTAATGAGAAAAAAAAAAGATTACAAATTATTTTTACTGATATAGACCATTTTACTTT